GTTGGTCGCAATAGCGTATGACTCGTTCACACCATCAAAGATAGCGCTTATAGAGTAAGTGGGGTTCCAAGAGGTCAACTCAAACTGCACGTTGGTCCATTGCTTGTGATCAACTCCGTTGTTGGTTGCAAGACTTGCGGAATATGGATTTTTGTCACCAGTGTGGCCTCTAAAATAAACCGTAGTGCCAATCTGTTGGATGGTTCCAAGCCTATTGCGATCCTGCAATGCCTGGTAGTCGAAGTTGTGGATGAACCCACTCTCATCCGCCCAACAGAGCGTGTCTGTGCCAGCGATTATCAGTCTGAGGTAATAGCGTGGAACAAGCAGCGATCCTTCCCAGTAACCTTCCCACGCTTGGTTGAGGAAGTTGTAGACTAGGGTCCGTTGGTTTGTCCCGTCGCCACCTTCCACCGGAACGCTGAGTATGTATCGGTTGTTGTAGTACGCTCCACATGACTTTCTCCAGTATGCTTGGTCGATCTCTTCAATGACATTCTGGATCGGATCGGACAACGGCAGCACTACAGACTGGCTGATACCAAACTCGGTTTGTTTTAGGCTGATTACCCCACGCTGCGACAGGAAGACGATGTCTGACCCAGTGGACGCAATAGACGCCTGGCTAACGCATCCAAACTCCCGGGTAACCTCGGTGAGCCTTGTGGTCGACAGATCGCCGTAAAGGTTCTCCACAGCGAGAATGCTGCGTTCCTTAAAGACTATCAGTGTGGTCGTGTTAAACGGATACAGGGCCACCACAGCGTCATTGGCACCGGTGTTGAGCTTGAACTCGTTCAGGATCGGGCTGTAGTGCAGCGGATCCAGCACGTCAGACACTGCCAGGTAGTCGGGACCGTAGAGTAACAGCAGGCGGTTCTGGAAGTACAGGCCCTCACGGCCTGCAGGCACGTTAGCACCGGAAGCAGATGACTTCTTGATCGTGCCAGTAACGCTGTCTGACGTTATCTCAACGAGAGTCGACGGCTTGGGTACGGTCACAACCACTGACGTAGCGGTATGCCCGGGGTTGGTAATGGTAACCGCTGTCACCTTGCCGTCAGTGATGGTGGTGGTTGCGGTCGCGCCTGTTACGCCAGTGATTACCGGGGTTGGTGCGGTCACGTAACCAGCGCCCTGGTTGACGATGGTCAAGGCGGTTACACCAGTCGAAGTGCCAGCAGGAGGGGCAACTGTGACTACGGGAGCAGTGGTGTACCCTGTCCCGTTCAACACCATTGTAAACCCGGTGACTTTGCCGCCAGAGACGGTTGCTGTAGCGGTGGCTGTTACTCCAGGACCAGGAGAAGGAGCTGCAATCGTAACGGTTGGAGCTGTTGCGTAACCAGCACCACCAACCCCAAGAGTGATTGATCCAACCGTTGCTCCTGAAAGCACCGCTGTACCGGTGGCCGTAACTGCGCCGGCTGTTGCCGTTATGTTAGCGACCGCCGCCGTGTTGAGAGAATCGAGTTCCTCGGAAGATCCGCTGAACAACTTCAGCGAGTTCTTATCGGTGGGGAATACGTAGTAGATCCCGTTCGCAACACCTGCAGATACGTTGCTGATGGTCACCTGATCACCAGCCACAAACGGATGGTTTGGAACCGTGATCGTGTCGTCCGTGATTGATGACGCTACAATAGCGTTCACCGATGCAATCCGGTTGAATCCGTTATCAAGCGCCGATATAGGCACACCAGAATTGTAGGAGGCCTCCATCATCAACGGCAGACCATCGTTGTAGAAGTCGCTGACGCCCTGCGTTACGTCGTAGCCAGTGGTGTTGTTCGACAGCTCAAAGTAGTACCGATTAGCACTTGTAAGGCCGGATGTAAGTGCAACCGGAGACGATCCGGTTTGAGCCGATCCTTGGGAAAGGTGCAAGGTGCAGACTCCTCCGCCCTTCACGTTCACAAACATTGCGAAACCTTGCCCGGCTGTGGTCGATGTTACTTTCCACAAGTTTGGAGCCACACCAACCTGCACCACCCCAATCCGATCACCGGACGCCATGTCTGGTGGGACGTGCAGCGTCACCGTACTGTTGGTCGAATTGACATCAGCTCCGGTGAAGTAGTACCGCGCATTGCCAGGTCTCAACATGACCACCGCATTAGTGGCCTGCATCAGACGCACCGGCGTGTAGATGTCGTGCCCGTTGAGTGGTATCTCCAGGTGCGACTGGTTAGGTCGTACGAGGTACATCCTGCCCTGGCCGCCATCTTCTGTTGCTAATGTACGGGCCTCGTTAGTGGCAACGATCAGCGACTGATAGCCAGTGTCCGGATCGCGAAAGGTAAGAGTTCCCAGGATGTCGGTGAAGGCATCCGTAGAACTGTAGAACTGGACGTTCTTATTTATCGGCGGTCCAGCAAACGAGATTGCCGCCGTCGACATTGAGACGTTGGTGTTTGCGTCCAGGATACATCTGGTTCCATTAGGGAATACTAATGAGTTTATGCTTTGATCGGAACAAACGATGGAGCCGGCAGGGATTACGGTTCCGCTTACTCCAACCGCTGTTGCAGAGCTGGAAGTAACCGTGACCGTCCTGGTAGCAGTGGTCCATTTACCGCCCCACTTAGGCTGTACGATGCCCCACCGATTCTTGATAAGCTGATCCTGAAAGACCCGGTTGATGGCCTGGCTAACAAACTGCGTAGGCACCTGATTTGGATCTAGGCGCGAGATGACTCCCTTGAAGCCATCGTCGACCGACATGATCTCTTGGAGGTCTGGCATATTAACGGCCTGGGACAATTATCTGGCGAACGTACTTCTCCTGCAAGGCCACCTTGTCGATCTCCTTGCTCAGCTCGACCTCACCAAGCTCAAGGAAGGTGTTGCCCAGGTCGACTTTTCCATCTACTCGGAGCATTTGGCCGGCGGCTTTAAGGCTGCACACCTCGCAAAAACGATAGGGGAAAGCATAGGCACTGGCATCAACCGCGGTCGACAGCAACGGAGGTGATTTACGAAACTCAATCCAAACATACGGAAGCTGGTCACCCACTAGGATGCCGGCATCGGTGAGCGTGTATGCGGGCTCGTGTTGACGCCAAGTTACACGAGGATCGGAAGGCCAGACACTAAATGTCTCACCGATTTCGACAGCCCGAGTGGTCCCATCTGGTTTGAGCTGTTGGTTGACGTACCTCAGGAACTTGTTGAGGCGTCCCCAATAGGTGCTTTGTGTTGGAACAGTTCCAGCAGCAGCGGTTGCAACGAGCTGGTAGTATTCCTGGTCCTCGGGATACAGGACGATGTCGCCGATGTTGTAGACTGTTGTCGTGTCCCAGGTTGCAGTGCTGCTGTAACTCGGCTGTGCCAGCCCCCAGTATTGAGAGTTCAGCGTGCCTCCAGGGCCGTTGAGAGTCGGAGGGTTACCCGATGCGAATGATGACCCAACGTACTGGTAGTATTTCTGCTCGGTTGGGTAGTAGACCACCATGCCACCGGAGTAGACCTGCGCCGCGCTGTAGTTGGCCGCAAAGAACTCCTGCTGATAGACGGTCTGCTCGGGCCAATCGAAGCACTCCCAGGCGCTCCTCAGTGACATCGAGATGAACGTGCGGAAGAGGTTGGACTCTTCGGTCGTTAGCGTAGAGAAAACGCGACCAGTGAGCTCGCAGGCGCGTTGCAGGACGTAGTCGTAGGTGACGGTTCTCATTGCTTTGGAAGTACGTACCAACCAGCCGGCAGCGTCACAGTAGACGGCCCCACCAGCTTCTTATCTTTGTCGAATCCGTAGACGCTGGCCTTCACCGGCCTGGCCAACATCACCGGATCACCGGAAGGGACCAGGACCACCTTGGTCATCTGGCAACCCAGGCAGGTCAGCAACACGGTTAGCCAGATCGTCCTTGAGGGCATCGGGAGCTTTACCATGTTGCACATCGGTGGGTGGTGTTTCTCGGAACCAGTCGAGCAGAGCCTTGAGGATCTGGTAGACCCAGTTCACGGCTTGGGGTCGATGACAGCGGCGGTCTTGTCAGCATCCTTAGCCAGAATCAAACCAATGCCAGCGGTCACCGCGGCAATGGTCGCAGCAATGTCCAAGTTGGTCGTTGGATCACCGTCGAAGGTGGCCTTCAAGGCTCCTCCAATAGCAATCAGGATGGCACCAACACCAGCGAGAGTAGTTTTCGTGTTTTTCATTTGGATCTAAATAATCGAAACGCTGCGTAACAGGCGCAGGCTAAGCCAATCAGCGCGGTGATAAGCCGAACGTAGTCGGTGAGCTGTGGAATAAACGAAACAGCAGTAGCCCCTGCTGCTGCGGCTAGGCTTAGGCCGGGGCTAGTGCTGCTGTTCGTTGGTTCCATTACTCGGTGGGCTGGACAGCTTCAACCACCGGATTCGCCGCTTTGTAAGCAGCGACAACCACAGGAGTCCACAGCGCGTTGGCGATATTCACCACCTCGACCGGCTGGCCATCCAACGAGTCACCGGGGTTCAGCGTGTACTGCGCGGTAATCTCACTGCCGACAACCGTTCCGCTGTTGTCGTAATCCGTTCCGGTCGTCACGAACAACGAGTTGTTCTGGTTTACCTGCACTGCGACGATATTGACTGGTACAATCATTGGATGGTGGGGCTAGGGGTTTGGCTGGCGGCGTAGGCAGCGACAGCAGCAGGAGTCCATACAGCGTTTGCAATCGCTACAACCTGCTCGGGCTGACCCGTAAGGTCGGAGCCGGGAGTCAAGCAGTAGCGGCGGAAGGTGGAGGCTTTGACAACCTCGCCATCGACGATTTGGTCCGCGAGACGGACTTGCAGCGTCGTGTTGGGAAGAACCTCGCAAATGGAGAAAATGGTGCGTTCGGTGAGCATGGGATTAGACGAAGTAGGTTATAGTCGTAGTAAGATATTTTCCTGTGCCGGGACTATGTGTTGCTTGGACAAAATTTCCTGTTATATAGAAAGCTATTGAAGTTGAAACATTCCAAGAAGCCAGAGTAGTTGATGTTGCAAACAATCCAAATGTAATTGAAGATCCAGCAAAACTTTCGGAACCAGTAAACGGCAATCCATCAATAGTTACATTACCAGATGCTCCAACCGTGCTTACGCTGTTGTAGTAAATGCTTACAGTTACTTGCCTTCCTACTTTCGTGTATTTTCCAGTGGCTGTTACAGCAATCGTCGGATCGGATACGCTACCTTTAAGCGTCCCCGTCCAAGTCCCCTCCTCGTAATCATTCAGCAGCTCGGAGGTCATCGTTCCGCTGCTGTTCGCAGTCGCGGAGAAGTCGATGCCAAGTCCATCTTTGAACGCTAGATTGCCGGTCGTGTTCAGCGTCATCCGAACATTGTTGCTCGTTGCGAACTCTAGTCCGAATGCGCCGTTAGTTCCGAAGTACGCGTTCGACGCAGCCGATCCAAGAAACCTTCCACCAGCAGCAGGCTCAACACCTAAATATGCGGTAACAGATGAGTTTGTGATTTTGATTTGACGCTCAGTTGTTACCGCTGCATTTGTAAGATCAAGAGGAGTAGTAGCTGCCGCGCTTACCGTCACCACACCGCTTAAGTTTGATGCACCCGTCACACCAAGCGTCGTCCCCACCGTAGCCGCGCCGGTGATGGTGGCGGAGGCGAGGGTGGCCACACCGCCGGATCCTAGGATCTGGTTGGGGGTGATCTTGAGCGTTGTTGCACCTTGAACCACGGGCAACACATCGGTTGCCGGGACAACGGTGACTATTGAATTGAGCTGTGAAATCTTAAGGTCTGCCATATTAGTAAATTGCTAGGACGAGTTTACCGAGATTCTCCTGCACCAAAAACTCACCGCTTTCAGCCAGGAGAGAATCGAATGTTCCAAAAGTGATGACGAGCTGATTTCCGCCTACGTTATCTTCCTGCACCAGATAATCGCCGTTCTCGCACAGCAGCACCCTGCGCTCAATGGGAGGATCAGGCGGAATGCCACCAGCGCCTAGGCGATGATTACCTCCAAGTCCTAGTCCTAGTCCAAGGCGTGCCATTAGGCGTACTTGCGGTTGTAGGCTATCACAGAGCCGCTTGAAATCGCGATTGAGGTCCACACACCAGCGATCTCATCGCCAGCCTGTATCGTCACACCAGCGGGGAAGTTGGTGATGTTGGACGCGGTGGCGCCGAGGATGGTGATCTCAAGCGCGTGGATGGATTGGAAGTTGCCGGTTATGGTACCGGATGAGCTGGAGATGTACTGACCACCATACTCTCCCGAAAGCTGACGATTGGATCCAACATTCATAGGTCGAACTTTTGACTGCTTCTTTTGGCTCCATCGAAACCAACTTGCAAGCGAGTACCTGTCGATTTCACGCGCACCTCTGGATTGTCACGCTCGACCTCCCGGAGGAACTGGGAGTCCTTCCAGCAGCCGTAGCCTAGCTTGTGGCCCCAATAATGGTACAGGGTTGGGTCAACACGCATCCGGAGTCGCCCAATGCCGTCGACAGACTTGAAATCGTTGATGGAGGTCTGTTTGGCTATTTTCTTCTGCTGAATGCCAGCATTCACCCACTCTTTGCGGTAGCCTGATTTGAACTCATTGACCACCTGAGAGCGGAGGTCGCCTGGGAGATCGTCCATGGCATTTGCGATGAATGTCGAGATGGAGTTGGGATTGGACATAATTCAAAAAAAAGGGGGAGGCCCCCGGAAATTTCCAGTAGCCTCCCTCAATTTGCAACCAAAGACTAGCTTCCGCCGTTGAACATACCCATGCCGGCAGGATTCTTCACGCAAAGACCAGCAATGGCCTGAATCAAACGGCCTTCGCCGCCGCCGTTGTTGGGCAGCACGGTGACCTCAGGAAGCTTGCAATAACGGATTTCAACCATGTCCATCGGGACCACGTAGCCTTTGTAGGCAACAGTGTTGAAAGTGGTTGCAGAAGGAGTTCCGTTAGTGGCCGAAATCCATACGTCGGGATGTAGAATAAGCCGTCCAAAGTCGCCTTCAAAAATATCGATTGACGCTTTGAAAGTGTCGGCACCGAGATCCTGATTAAAGGTTCGAACAGAGGTCGCGGCAATTGCGTTAGTGTTAAGCGTAACGGCAGTGGTGCTGGCCGTCAGGTTGGTGAACGCACGCTTCAAGGTAGATCCCAAGAACACGTCGTAGTCACGGTACGTGCCAGTGGAGTTGTAGATGCCGGTCAACACGTTCTGGGCAGTAGCCTCAACGAACGAAGCGGAAGCGGTAGTGTCAATGGCAGCCGTGTTCGGGGCAAACGAGGTCGTAGGAGCTCCAGTTCCAGCAGAATTAGTGGTCAAAAGCCACTGACCCAGTGAACTGGTCAAATAGGAGTTAGTCCCATCCTCAGGAGTGTAAGGCTGGTTGGTGCACAGAAAAGTGCTCTCCATTTTGCGCTTCAACTCAATGAGGCGCTTGCTGATGCCGTTGGCGATTTCACCGCCATTGCCAACGCCAGCGACGTTCTGGGTATTGGCAACAAAGCCGATACGCAGATCGTTACGGAACACCTGAGCAAAGTTGCTCAAGCGGGTACGGTTAGGAACCGGGTTAACCGGGCTGCCAGGGTTGCCGGCAGTGTAGGTCACGTCAGTGCCGTCACGAACGCCACCTGCGGTTGGCACAGCATAATTGTCTACCTGCCAAGAAAAATTGACGTTCCCGAGGTCTTTGCCCTTGGGGGCCATGGAAACGAACGGGGTCGACTTCTGGTCGACGATGGCGATGTAATCAGCGAGTTCCTCGCGGATACCGACTTGGTTAGGTTGTAGCAGTGGCATAGGTCAAAGAATACGTTCTAGTAATCGAGCCAATTCAGATTCTCCTCCTGATTTTGAGAACCGAGACTTAGCCGCGGCGATTTCCGCCTGCGCATTGTCCTTTTTAACGGGACTCGACGTAGGCTTTCCAGGCTGTCTAGGAGCCGTTTTAAGCGGTAGTTTGGCCGAGGGCTTCCCCTTGGCTGATTCACGCTCTAAACGCAGTCTACGGCCCTCCAGGAAGTCGCCAACAAGCACCTGGTGCTCCGGTAACGCAGAGAGCTGTGGCAACTGCCTCAACACTGCCTGCGCCTCGGTGTACTGGGTGCTGCTACGATCCTTCCAGAACGGATAGATCTGCTCGGCGATAGGCTGGATCTGCTTGTAGTTGTTCAGGAACCGGGCTCTCGACGGGATATGCACATCCAGTGCGTCTTCTACGCGCCGCTTGATCTGCTTGATCTCGCTTGAGCTGTATTCCTTGTCACCTATTTCGCAGCCGTCGATGTTGTCCTCGCACCAGCGTCTGAGGTCACGGGCCTTGCTCCACTCGTCGTCGAGTTTCTTCGCATCCCATACATCCGCAAACGGATCGGCTTGATTCACCACCGGCACCGGCCTATCGGTTTGGCTCTTCTCCAGCTTGGACTTTGTCTCGTTCAGTTCTCGCTCTAGCTCACCGGCTTTTTCAATGGCCTCACGCTTCTGGCGAGTCAGCTTGTCGATGCGCTTGCGGTAACCGGACGGTTCCTCGTCGGTTTGGTCTTCGGTCTTCTGTTCAGAAAGAACATCCTCAGGAGACTCGTCCTGATTTTCCTCTTGGTTAGCGGTAGGATCCGCTTCCTCGGTCTGAGATTCCGCATCCGCGGCCTCGGACTCTGGGTCTTCCTCAATGATCTGCTTTTGCGGTTTAACTTCCGGCTCACTGAACCTTTGTTCTAGTACCCTGGCCAATGCCGCCTCATCAAAGGTAAGCGGATTGATTTTAGGAGCCTGTGCCGTGTTTTTAGACAGGATCGCTTCCTGTGTATTCTGTGAGTTATCCATGCTGTTTAGACCCTGCAAGCTGGGTATTGTGCGCCATGGTTGTTAAGGTCAACCAAGAAACCGTTGTGGTTAAGAGGTACTAGTTGGAGTTATCAGTCAAACCATTAGCTGTCCTCAAATTGTCGATGTAGATCGATAAATCCTTTAATGCAGCGGCTCTCCCACAGTTGTGGGCTCTGCTTGAGTCGGTCAAGTCAGGCTGTATTGCGCTCAACACCTCGGACTCAATCATCTCCGATAGCAGTTGGGTCAAAGCACGCATTATTGGCGACTCGTCTCCCGCTGAAACGAAGGCCTCTTGGATTTTCTCGTCTGAAAGTCTCATTGTTGAACTCCTAGGCGTCCGGTCACAGCGTTTTGCTGCTGTTGCACGCTGAACTGAAGGTTTTCAATGTATTTCTGCAGGTTAGCCTGAAAAAGCGGGTCTTGCTGCACCTGCTGCTGGTACTTCGGATTGCTTTGGAGCACCTGTTGAGAGAACTGCAGCCGCATTGCAGCCGTAGGATCGGTTTCCCGGAGCTTAGGAGGGTTGCCCAGGCTCATCAACGCTATCTCGTTGTTGGTATCCTCAAACATCTTCTGCGAGGCAGGCCCGGCAGGCATTACAAGCTCGGTAGCAAGCATCGGGTCAATGGCTCGGAGTGCGACCGAGATGAGTTTGGCACGATCAATGACGCCGGCAGTGTCCAGGGGCAGGATCAAGGTCGAGATCGCCTTGAGTTTCTCGCTCACCAGGTCGCTGGACATTTCGCGCACGTCGAATTTCAACGTCACATCGAAGTCCTGCACGTCTTCATTTACCTGAATCTGGGATCCGGTGATCCGTTGGACTTCCTGGGGGCCCATGTACTGCAGGGTCAACGAGAACACCTGTCGGAAGGCCTCGGTCCAACCATGCAGCCAGTTGTTGATGGTCCTTTGCTGCCGCATCTGGGTCACCGCGGGGGGCACCTTCTCCGTTGGGCGCCCAAAGTAGCGGTCGGTCTGCGCCATGACCTCGTTGATCAGCGTAAAGGCCACATTAGGCTCCCGCGCGGGCGGCGCCATGAACCCAATCTCACCTCGGCGCAGCACTGGGATCTGAATGGCCGGCCCAATCTTGAGGTTACCGCCTCGGGTCTTGGGCACCTCAATGGGGGGCAGGGTCGCCAGTGACGTGTAATCGAACACCGAGTCGCGCTGGGCCTTGATCTCCTGCTGCCAGGTCGAGCATATCTCGGGCACACCGCGGCTCTCGGTCATCTTCCGGTGGATGAGCTCTGAGCGCCAGCAAACGAACGGATACTGGCCGTGCGCATAGTCCAACAGCTCAAAGTAGCCCCACTTGTCGCCTACCAGAGGGCAGAACACAGTGTAGTACACACCCGGGATACCATCGGCATCCACAGCCTTCTGGTACGCATACACCACCTCAATGAGGTTCTGGCGGTCGTCGTAAGAATTGTTCGGCAGGCCTACGAGGTACGTGTAGTCGGCAAAGTTGGAGAACTTGCCCATCGTGTTGATCGCTTCTTTAGCCCATTCCTCGTCCCACTCGTCGGTTTCCACCTTCTGCATGAGCTCAATCTCGGTCATGTAGTACCGGCGGAAAACTACCCGAGCACTCTGGATGTCGGTGGTCTCCGGGGGGCACACCAGCTCATCCCAGGGGGCCAAGGCAGCGATCATTGGCTTGTTCTGGGTCATCACAGGCACCGGGAAGTCGCACCTGCCTTCGTCGCGCAGCTCCCGGATAGCTTTAATAGCCCGGCGCTTATTCAAGTTTGGGAAGCCAGCCATCATTAGTTCGGCTGACTGATCATCGGCCTCGGGGTTGGCAATGAGGTTGGGGAAGTCGGCCAGAACCGAGCCCTCGGGCGACTGGGCGGCCAGTGCCATCACCTGGTCCATGGTCAGTTCCTGCTCCTTCTGACCCATCTCCTGTTGCCAGGATATGTGAACGCCGGCCCAGCCGTAGGTCCACAGATACTGGGACAGCAGCTCAACCTCCCGGGTAAGGTCTGAGTACATCTTGGAGTTAACCGCCCAGTCCATCAGGTTGTGCGCCGTAGCGGCCTGCTCGACCGAGGTCACATTGCTCGGGACAACCCGGAGCATTGAGCGCCAGAAAGCAGTCGAGCACAGGTCGACCAGGCCATTCACCACCTCGTCGGCTAGCGGGATCCGGGTATCGCTAGCACCGTCCCAGGGGAACGCTGGCTTGTTAGCGTTGCCGGCATCGTTGTTCTTCTTGCCATCGGGCGTTTGGCCTGGCCAACGGCAGAACCGCGTGTTCTCAATGCGCTCGATGCGGGTACTAATGCCGTTATCCGTAGCCGCACGCCGCAATTCCTCGGTCAACGCACTCACGTTGGGCTCTTCGCCCACGGTTGCCATCACATCCGCTGTCGTCTTGTATGAATCGCCTTGCATAGGTTCAGAAATTAGTATCCACCGCCGCCGCGGGAATCAAAGCCCCCATTGCCTACGTAAGCAAGACCCGAGACCAAAAGCATACCGATGCAATCAATGGGATCCTTACTAGCCCCCTTCTGCCCATCCCGGCCTGTGTGCTCACTCAACGCATAGATCAGGTTGCTGCAGTTCTTGGTAATATACAGCGACGGCTCGTTCAACGGGGTCAATGGCTGCGTAGCATCGTAGGACAGCAGGCTATTGATAGCGCTCGTCCGCTGGTCCACAGGCACGCCAGGAGCCGGGATAAAAGCCATCCCCTCATCCGTTGGATCGTTAGACTCAGCCAGTAGGTCGATCAGCGTAGTGCCGCCCTGCTCCGATAGCGCCGGGCTACCGCCGGCCTTGGGATCGATTAATCGCATCACGGGCTCCCCATAACCCAGCTCTGCCTCAATGGTCCGGAACAAATTGCGATACTCCGATATCGACCGGCCTGCATCCAGTGTCTGAGCAGGGCCCGCCTTGCCGTCATGCTTCTCGCTCGGGAACGTCCACTCGCCGTAGTTCGCGTAATCCGGAAACTCACGCACCACAATCCGCTTTCCATCCTCGTAGACCATCAGCCACATACAGAACCAATTCCGAGCGCCGGCAGGGTCGCACACCATATACAACGTCCCACCGGCAGGCACCGCCTCGGGCTCGATACAGTGTATATCCACTCGGAACCTAGCGAAGGCCTTGCCAATGTTGTCAGAAGCCCAGCCATAGGCCCGGGTCAATATCTGGCCCATAGGTGCCGTGACTAGCTTCAGCTTCATCTCGTCGAACGGGTTGTAGGGATTGTCCTCGCTAAAGAAGAATACCGTCCGCCTATTGGTCTGGGCCTGCACCATCGTCCTGGCTGCCTTGCCCACAGGCCATGTAGGCAGCGCCTGCTTGCCCTTCAGCAGCTCGGCATCGTCGAAGCGCGTAATAGCAGAGCCGGCGGTGTATTCCTTGTAGACACTGGCCACTCCTTCCAGCGGAGTCTGTGTCACCAATAGCTTGCCGCGGCGTGTAATAAGCCGGTAGCGCAATGTCTCAACCCATGACTGTGGAACCAACTCGTCGCACCATATCATGTCGGCCTCCCGCCCCTCAATCGTGTTCTCCGATTGTGTGTAGTTCAAAAAGTCGCACCGGCTGCCATTAGGGAGAATGAATGAGCCGTCAGTGAAACCGTTCTTCCTACTGTAGTTGAGATAATGGATACGGCCTTTCTTAGTGCCTCGTAGTGCTACAGGCAGATAGTTATATATAGCTGGCTGTTGTACTGTTACAGATGTGGCATGGCTAGTGTGACAGCACAGTACCGCTGCGTTCTCCTTTTCCAACAACGTCTGCACCACTCGCCGGGCTGCCCATAGCGTTTTACCGGCACGGTTGCCGCCGGAGACCAGGAGCTCCTGGGTGAGTGCGAACTCGGTGTTGCCGATCTCCCAGTGGTCCGGAATGTAGCCGTAGGTGTACGGATCGGCCTTCTCCAGTGTGACTAGCTGGGTGCGCTTGAGTCGTAACTCAACAGCACGAGGGTGCGAGGCGTCGACCCTGGGGATAACGGGGTGTAGAGGCTGCTCGTTCCACCAGGCTGTGTTGCAGGCCTCGGTGCAGAAGCGCTTTTGCTTAGGGCCGGTGTGGTGCTTGAGGACAACGAATGGCTTGAGGCAGAGGAGGCAAAGGGGGGAGGACATTTGTTAATATTTTTCGCTTTAGAGAACCCGTCGCCTTTTGGCGCTACCGCGGACAGCCTGACCCCCTCCCCCCATCCTGCCTTGGGCCTGCTTGTCGCCGGCCTTGGCGGTGGGGTAGGACATTGGCCTGTCGAGATGGGGCTAACGTGCGTTTGGCCCAATGTTTACGGGCTATTGCTGCGTGTTTTTGTGTCGAAGTGAATATAACTGCTATTGTGCATACGAGTGCCATAAACAGGCCTAAATGCGTGGTTTCTAAGTGGTGCTATGTGGGTGGGGTAGGACATTTCGGGCTATTACCTAAACCAAGTCATGGGTCTGCTCGTCGTTAACCGGGGTCACATTGCGGTCCTTTAGGTCAGCCATGAGCTCACGATGGTTGATCGAGGCCGTCATATTGAGATGTATGCTGTTAGGCTGGCCCTTGAGTGTAGATAATTTGTCGAGAGTAATTCCGATCGCTACGGGTAAAGTGCGATCATCAATGAATTCAATTGCTGATTCAGCAAGGCGTTTAGTGCCTTTCCAAATAGCAACCTCCATGAATCCAACAACATCCTTGCGCCATTCCTCTTCAGTCTCTGGGTAGTCATTAGGAACTTTAACGCCTCTAACATACTTGAACACCGTTCCCTCTGTAAAACCAGTGTCTTTCGCAATGCTCTCAAGTGTTTTGTTGAGTATTACACCGTCCACTATCTTGTCAGCCTTATCTTGTGTTAGTGTAGAGCTGTGATGCTGTGTCGGGTTGTTTGTTTTTTGATACCCAAGGTCTTTCGCTGTCTCAAGCACGTTGTCCACAACCTTTGGGTCGTGCTTGCCTTTTCCTTGGAGGATCTCGGAGACGAACTTCTCATTGATGCCGCAAACATCACCGATCTTCTTCTGGGACACGCGGTTCGGCTTTTTCCTTCCATCAGGCTTACCCGACATAAGGCTTGAACCCATAGGGATATTCGCCCCAGTGGTTGAGATGTTTCTTGGGGTGCATGGCGTAGTGCTTCACGTCGAACAAGGACAACCTAACCGCGGCAGCATAGTCCTCGCTGAGGTACTCGTACTCTCCTGGCTTGGAGTCCATGGCGAACGGCATCCACAATGTCGGGAACTGGTCTACCCTCACATCCTTGCACCAGTCGATCCGATATGGGTTTGGCACCTCTGACCCTCCGAGACTATCAAGTGCGCTCATAAGGCAACGTCGAGGGATTGCGAGGCATCCTGATGCGAACATCCGGATCGGTACTAGCTCTGTGGCACACTCGGCATCGGAAGTCTGCATCCGGAGGGCTTTGAGGTTCTCAGCATCAACACGTAGGGCCGGCCTTAGCGGAAGTGCTCGGCAAGGGTACGGGATGCACACAGTCGATTGCTTCTCGTGGGCAAGCTCTGACATCCGGATAATGTCCGCGGGGTCGAACTCGATATCGTGGTCGATCTGGACCCAGACATCCTTGCCTGAGTCGAGGAACCACTTGGTAGCCCTGCAGCGTGATCGGGATATCAGGGCATCCTCGCGGATGGTTCGGAGATCAGTCTGGCGGTCTGATGTGCTGAAGTTGGCTGTTAGTCCTACCCAGGACATGAGGCAGGCTGCACTGATACCGCCGTAAGCATAGAGGCTCACGTGTATTGAGGGCCTTGTGCCTGACGTAGTTGGCTCGTGCACTACGGCCTTAGCCTGTGGAGCGTGGATGAACGGGTCGTTCATGTTGATTGCTGCTGTGGGATTGTTCATGGTTGTTTCGAGTCGTGTTTGATTCTATCTGCTGCAAGCATTGATTCGTGTCCTTTAGCTAATATGTATGTGATTGATCCTCTGGATACACCAATTGCTTTAGCGGTGTCATCCAGTGTTAGACCTAGCTGCCTGAGTTCGTATGCACGCTGACAGAACTCTGGTGTGTACTGATCCGGGTCTACGTGTACCTCTTCCTCTATGTCCGGATTTATCGAACCGTTATCGTGGTATTTCGTTGTAAGCGGGTAGGACATGAGACCTTTATCTATTGCCCACTTTATTAACCTAGGTGCTTCGTTGAGCAGCTTTGTTCTGTTCAGGTCGTATTTGATGTTCATCAGAAGCTGGGGGATGGGTCGGTGAAGCGGCAGTACTTTCCTTCGTACCAAAGGGGAACAATCCCGCATTCGCCGTCACGCTGTTTTGCAATGGCAATGATGGCCTCGCCGTTAGCCTCGTGACGCTCGCGGTTGAGCAATAGGACTAGGTCTGCATCGCGCTCTATCTGTCCGGAGTCAGCTAGGTCTGTTAGGCGAGGCACTCGGGATTGGGGGGATTTTTCGTTCTCCCTGTTCAACTGTGCCAGGGCTACTATGGCTGTCTTTGTATCGGATGCCACTCCCTTGAGCTTGCCGGATACCTCTGCGATCTCATACGTTTTCTTCTCGGCTGACTTGCTCCCATGGATCTTTTGGAGGTAATCGATCAGCACTAGTTTTACTCCCCACTTGCGTGCTGCCCGGCGTATTACCGCGGTAATGTTGGCAATGCTGGATATGCCTGAGCCAGATACGAAGTAAACCGGGCTGCCGGCTACCTTGGCGGTGGCTGAACCCATAGCCTTCATGCCGCCTTCATCCATGTCGCCGGTCTTGATATCCTGCATCGGGATAGATCCTACGGTTGAGACCATTCGGCGGACGATAGACTCATCGGACATCTCCAGCGAGATAAACAGGGTTGGGATCCGTTGGTCAATTCCTGCTGCCTTGGCAATGGCAATGGCAATGGCCGTCTTTCCGATACTTGGCCTGGCGCCGATAATGGCTAACTCACCAAGCTGGAAACCATCGGTCATTACGTCCAGACGATGGAAGCCCGAGGTGATGCCAGATAACTGTCCTTTGCGGTTGAACCTTTCCTGGGTTGCATCGATGAACCTACTTACAACGGACTTGGAGGATTGTACCTCTTCCTTGGATGCCTCAACGGTGAGGCCTGCTTCGGCATTAGAGACGATTTGATCTACGGAGAGGGTGGAGACAGCGGATTCACGTATCAGCCTGTCTCCGGTCAATCGCAAGTATCTCCGATGGTGAGCCTCTAGGACGGATTTGCAGAACTCCGGATAGTTGGCTGGGCTTTGGCATAGCTCATCGGCCTTGTTCAATTCCTCAAACGGTGGGGTGATCTGAGGGATAGAGCGCTTCCACTCTTTGACCACGGTGGTCATGTTCACCTGCTCGTGCCTGCCTATCAGGCCCTTGGTGATCTCGTAGACCAAACGGAGCTTGTCGTGCTGGATTGCGTCGGCGGGTATCCGGGCGAATACCTCGTAGCAAACATCGGGACCGCCGGTAAGGCAGGAGCCGATCAGTCCGTACTCGTCGGCCTGGGCAAAGTAGGGGTCGCTCATTGGTAGTCGGAGATGTTGAGGCTGGTAGTGCCTAGCTTGTTGTTGCCAGAGATCAGATCGCTTTGAGTCTTGTCGATCTCTCCGTTCCAGTGGTTCAACAGGGTCTCCAGTTCACGCCGGAGATATGGGTCGTTTGATTTGTAGCGTTGCTCCAGGCGAACGATGTCTTCCTCAGGTGTGTTCAGGTCGAACACCTCTTTCAGTTTCTTGATCTCACTGGTGGACCACTTGGTCGAAGGCCTACGGCGAAGCATAGCACCGACACGTAGGCGGAAAGCCTCAAGTTCAGGAGGAAGCTCTCTCGTGGAAACTCCTTCCTTTCCTTTCCCTGTTCCCTTCCCTTCCTTATGGCACGCGTCATCGTCGCGTGGCTCACGCGTGGCTGACGCGTCGATTTCCTCGGTAATTGCCCCATTTTCCGAGTAATCCGGCAGGATTGAGGCCCTTTCCTTGTTGTTGACCACTTGATGCTTTAGGAAGCTCGGAATGCATCCAAAATACTCGTCACCCACGCGATACTTGAAAACGAAACCACGCGTGGTCAACGCGTCGAGCACGCGTGAAAAGTCGACCCCATCGTAAGGTAGAACCTGCACACCGATGCGCCTGGGCTCCCACTTGAATCTACCTTCACGGTCAGCAATGCACCAGAGGCCGGCAAAGGCCACTCGGATCGGTAGCTTGGTTTCCAGCTCTGCCTCAAACAGTCCCTCGTGGTGGAAGAACTCCGGCTTAATGGATCGGATTCTCATTGGTTAGAGGCTTGTTGTTTTCTGTTTGCAATCACCTGTTTGGAAAGGTCAGCCAGCCATTCTGCTGTTATGATCCCGTATTGCGCGGCGTCTTTCAAAAGATGCATTGTCTCAAACGGAGGCCATCCAGCAGTCTGACCAGCTCGTTCAATACAAGATAAAACACCTAGATCTAGATCTACTTCATGCTGACTCAACTGAATCTGGCGTTGAATTTCGTAGCCTGCGGATAGCTCCCAAGAGGTAGAAATGTGCCCAAATGACCGTGACATTTTGTGGGAACTTAAATGGCATTTCTTGCAAAACGTCACCATTGATTGGCTTGGGTATTCCCAAGGCATTCTGCCTGAAATGTAGTAAAAGTGGTGAACCGTTAGTGTGTTGGTTTCAGACGAGCACTTTACGCACTGGAAACCGTCTCTCGACATGATTTCTAGGCGTTTCTTCTGCCACTTAGGATGTTGGAGTTTTTCGGAGTAGGTCATAATTCAAACGGAAAACCCCACCCAGTCCGAGGTGAGAACTCCCGTACAAGCAACGGGACGTGACACGGAAAGGGTGGGGAAAAGTGGGTTGAACATGGCTTGTAGTTGTGGTGTCAGCGTTGGCTTCTCACGGCTCACGCTGACGGCCTCTCTCTATCGTCTGGCCTGTGTTGTGTCCACTGCCTAGTAAGCCGGCATCAACAAGTCGGCCACCTTCTGGGTCAACTCGACATCACGCAAACAGTAGTTGATCGCCGCCTCGCGGTCAGTCTTGAACAGCTCGGAGAACATGGCGCCGCTGCCTGCCTTATCGCCGAGCCCCAGATGCCTGCTGATGGCCCCGAGACTGCCGTGCGCCCTGCTGTCGCCCAACTGCCATACCTCTCTCAGATCGACCACCAGGTCGGACCAGTAACGGCCTTGTCGCAGCCAGTACGGCGGGGTGATCCGGTGCTTCCAGCTCCTCTTAATGAGGAACGGTAGGTCGAATGGCTTTGTATTGAATCCAACAAGGAACGGCTGGCGCTCCATGGTGCTGATGATCTTCCACCACTGGCGCAGCATCTCTGCTTCTCCATCGGTGTCGGCGCATAGCACCGAGGGGACGTCGTGGTCGATACGGTAGCCGATGCACAGCACCTGGCCTGATAAGGCATCCAAGGCAGCGCCGCGGATGTAGTCGGATACGTGCGTCTCCTCAGCACGCTGGATCTTCTCGGCGATCAAGTCCGGGTTCTTGATGTTGCCCAGCTTCACGTCGCTGGCAACGAATAGCGGTATAACGAGTTCCGAGATAGGCATTGGGCCTGTCTCAATGTCAAAGTAGATTGTAGAGTTGGCTGGCATAGAATTGAAATTGTTGTGCGTTTGTCCACCGATGCGCACCCCCGGCATTTCCCATGAGTCCCCGGTAACAACAGGTTACCGGAAAGTGTTAGATGATCTTAGCGCAATGCGGGCAGGTCTTGCCTAGGGTTGGCCTGGTCTCCAGAGGTACAACCTCCAGCCATTCGCAGATCTCAATGTAGGACTTACGTCCGAAGGACCAGATGACTCCTGGATACAGGTGTCCGCTTTGGTACAAATCAAAGGCGTGTTCTTTGCTTGTGATGCCTAGGTTCTCCAGCACCCGGGCGGCCCGGACGCTCAATGGGAAGCCCCAGAGGCTCAGGATGCCCTCCATCTGTTTGGCGGACTTGACGATCTGATGGACACGTTGCCGTGTTACGTTCAAATCCTTCCCGATTTCCTCCAGGGTGCGCCCCTCGGCCCGCATTTGGACAACACCCGGTACCAGGTGCGCCACCTTAGAGTATTGCTTGCGTGTTTTCATATCAGAAAGGCACATCATCAAAGTCGGGTTGGTCCTTGGCGTCGATCTCCTGCAGGCGCTTGGTCAACGCTGCGATGAGCTGGATGTCCTCCGGTGTCTTTCCGGAGTTGACCTTAGCCTTGGGCAGCCAGTGCTCGCCCAGGCCGCGGACAGCGTCGTCGGTCAGCTCGGACAACGGAGTGCCCCTGAACTTACCTACGTGCACCTTGACGATAGCCACCGGCGCCGCGGTAGCCGGCACCACGGTCTTCACCTTGTCGTCATCCTTAGCCGGGCGATCCTGCATCCGTACCCACAGGCCTGAGGGTTGGAGCGGTTCGCCATGCTTATGCGGCATCATCAGTTTGATATTCGCATAGGTCTTGGTGCCGTCCTGCGATTGCTCATGGGCAATGATGAGCGTCACTGGCCGGCCAATGAGCGACTCCAAGTCTAGGCCGTTGTTCTCCGCATCGGTGAGCTTCCTGCCAAACCAGTCCTTCATCACCTTGGTCAGAGCTGCTTTCTCATGCAGGCTCGGAACCAGTGGCTTGCTAAACACTACCCAGGGCTGCACCGGGTCGCGTGATCCATCAATAAGGTCGAGCTCAAAGGCGAACTTGAACTTCTTCTTCACGCCGTACTCGGTCTCGTACTCCCGGAGTGGAGTAACATCTACGCACACTGCTCTGCCGTTGAACTCGGGGCACGGTGCGAACTCTTTACCGCCTGCTGCTTTGATTATCATGTCGTCTTACGTTTTGTTGTTGTTGTTATTTGGAGGCCTGTTTCTCGATCTCCGAAAGCTGTTTTGCTGTACGAGCGTATGTAGCCCAATAGTCGGGCCAGGTCGCTTTGATCTTACCGAGGTTCTCCGGGTCTGCCACTAAGGCAGCAGCGCCGAGTTTGCGTACGAATGATCCTCCGTATTCGATCATTGCGGTTGCTACGTCAAAGTCCTTCATTACTCGCAGGTGTAGATTGTGTCGGTTGTTTTTAATCCAACTGGCCATTCGGTTTCAGTGAATGACTTCTCAATGAAGATCACTTTGTCGGTGGGTTGGATAGTAAGCCTGTGACCATCTGTTTTGATGAACATGAACTCCTTGGCCTGATTTGGCTGACGGCTCCAACTGTCACCAATCGGAGCTGCTGTAAATAGATACTCTCCTTCAACGATGGAGTCGCTGCACTTGACCCTGCATTCCAGTCCACGCAAGAAGGTGTATTCAATGGTGGAGAAATCTGTTCCATAGCAGTCCCAGCGTTGTGCTTCCTGTGAAGTCCAGAAGATGTTTGATCCTGAATCAAAGGCTATAGCGTGAGGCGGAACAGCCCTGTATACCGCTCCTGATTCCAGCATGATGGTGCAACCCCACATTCTGCCTGGGATGGATACCAAGCCAAACCAGATACATGGTAGCAATCCTTCGTCATCCGAGATAAACGATGCGTCTACGTAGCAATACTGATGAACCGGGAGTTGTCCCGCTTGTGAATAGATCACTTGGATCCCTTTCCACGGCGGCGTGACCAGTAGGATACGTAGTCCACCTTAACCTTACGGGCTGCACGGTATGCTTCACCGGCCTGCTCCTTAGTTAACTGATAGGGCCCGCTGCCTTGATTGATGATCTTGCAGACTTCTTTGCTCATAGATCCTTAGCTATTCCGACTTCATCGGTGTGCTCTGAACGCCGTTATAGGCCACAGTCTTCGGGCGGTAGATGCCAACCTGTTCCGTCTCCTCGACCCAGGAGGGACCACCGCGGATATGGAATATGCAGGAGGACATTCCGTTCCACGATTTCGTAGACGATTTAGCCGAGGTGTACGCAGAGCCAAACGTAGCGTTCAGATCATCGCTGCTCATCGCCTTGACATTGGCCCAGTCGATGTCGCCCTCGTGCCACAATTTGAAGCCTAGTTCCAGAGGCGCGACAACCTCTGCGATGCCGGGAAAATGCCACACCCACTCATCGTGGCTACTGGCATCACCGGACATAACGGCGTAGCACTGGTAGTTGCCTAGCGGTACAGAGCCGCTGCCCCAGTCGCAGCTCTCTCCGGGTTTAAGAACAGCCGAGCGTGTCGGATGGTCGTTGCATTTGGGCTGCTCAAAGAGCGCCACTAATACTGGGACTTCGGTCTGATTCTCGATCTTGATGTGTGTACTCATGGTGATGATTATTTGATGGAAAAGACGGTTGTTATGTGGCTGGCTGCAGGATGAAGTCGAAGTTGGTTTTCCAATTGTCTCCAAGACGATTGTAAGTGTCGCCTTTGATCTTCCATGTACGCGGATCGCGGGTCGTCTTGGTGTGACGACAGCGGATACGGACATCGATATCCTTGAGCGCCACATTCCGCAGCCGATCATCTTCAGGTAGTTCGTGAAGGTGTTTGGGTGTCATGTCAGTAGGTGTTTGATAAGTAACTCTCTCTCATCTTTATTCGGCGCTCTAAGAATCTGTTCCAGCACAACGTGCGCACTGATTGTGCTGACGTGTTTCCAATCTGGCTTGCTATCGATGTGTTTGGCTGTCTCTAAACTCTCCACTCGGATTACTCCGTTGGTTTTGTTTATGTATATGAACGCTACTGTTTCGGGTCCGATGCGGCTCATAGTTTTTCTCCTAACTGTTTAATGATTTGGTTTCTGCGTCGTCCAGATGTATTGACGATAAGTTGCAGGATGGTAATCGGGTCCACGGTGGAAACGTGCTTGTACTCACCTCTACGC